TCAATAAAAAAAGCCGAAGCAGAACGCTTCGGTCGATTCTTCCCCTTGTGCCCGTCCTCGCTGAAGAACCATATCAGCGTGTTCAGCCTGTCGAGTATCTCGGCTAACAAGATTGTCTCCACCGACGCTCGTACTCTATTTGTTTTCTGACTTATTCGTGATGATTCCCTCAAACCAGCAACAAGGGTGCCAAGTAAGTCAACCGGCACCCTCCTGTAGTCATATATGCCGTAAGTCTCTGCCAAGTCGCAGATGACCTCGTCACGTCCTAGTGCTAGTGCGCTGGCGAGGGCTCGGAGTTTTTTGCGTCATCTCCCAATGCTTCAAAAATCTGCCCGAGTGCTTCCGTTACGGCGTCGGTCGTAACCTTGCCGTTGTCGTCCTCGAGCAACTTGTACAGTTCTCTACGTCCCTGCGCACCGAGAAGATACTTGACCAGCCATGATGCGCAGCGCAGAGCCTCCCAGTCCTGCCCTGCCTCGATGGCTTCATCAAACTCTGCGAGTGCGTCTACTGCTCGCATATCGTTGAGCTTTTCATCATCGATAGCGAACTCATAACCGCATTCTATTTTGCCCTTCTTGACCATAGCGCCTCCTTATGCTGCCTTGATGTACTCGTAGTGAGTATTGCCTTCCGCATCAGGGAATGCCTGAATCGTCAGCTCGTAGCCAGCCATTTCGCTGTCGCTGTAAACGATATCGCCCATCTCGATGACCTTGCCGTTAGGAACAACGATTCTCTTCAGTACGCCATTTCTCATGACCATGTCGAAGACCCATGCGCCCTCTTCGGCTTCGTCGCTGTTAGCCTTGATTGTGATGCCATCTGTCAGCGTGCCCGTTACGTTGTCTGAACCATACACAACTCCGTGTACGTCAACATTCAGTACCTCTAACAGGGTCAGCTGGAACGTGTCAGGCTTCTCCGTCTGATAAGCGATAACAATGTCACCGCCCCAAGCCTTGCCGGTATCGTTCTCGGCGCTGTTGCTATTAGTCAGACCGTCCTCTGATACATAGCCCAGAGCCTTAAATGCTTCATTAAGCTGTGCGTTCACAGTAGTCGGTACTGCTGTGCCTGCTACCGCTCTGAAGACTGCTCCTGAAGCACCCGGCTTGCCTGTAGATACATTGGATACTGTGCCTACTGCCATAAGCTTGCCTCCTTAATAATGATAGACAACAAAAACAGCCTGATATCTAGGCTGCCTTGTCTCTGGATCTGTGAAGTTATATTCTGTGTCGAAGCGAACGCCAGATACCCCAGGTTCTTCCGGAAGCGTGTCCATGAGCTCCCGGGCCTCTGCTGATATCTCTGCAGCCGCTTCAAGTGTCGGTGCGTAAGATTGGAATGCGAATGTGCTGCGATACAGATGGTTCTCTCTTGATGAGCCAGTCTTCTCTATAAGCCCGTACTTATTCGGTACGTTCTTCGGTCTCATAAGGTACCACGGTGCAGATGCTTCTGCCATGTGTTGTAAAATGATGGTCTCGATCATGATATCACCTTCACTAAAGTGTTGTTCTGGTAGTTATCCCTTGCTGATTCAGCGTCCGCAGGGAAGACATTAGCGACAGCACGCTTGGAGTGCACATGCACTTCAGAGCTGTAACCTTTACCTGCCTGCGATGCCTTCTGCCTTCCGTAGTTAGACAATATGGCTTGCATCTCACTACTTTTGAGCAGAGCCTGTACGCCTGCCTCATTAAGGACTACTTCTACCTTCTTACTCATGTCTTGCTACCGTGACCTTCATGTTCCACGGTGTCGGCACCAAATCGTCGATACCCTTGAGCGGGATCCCGAAAGTTTCCCATTGTTCACCGAAGAATTCTACCGTTTTGTTCTCCCAGTCGTGGGTGTCACCCTTCGGGATAGCAAGCGTATAGACCGCCTGCCTCCCGTAAAGGTCGACTGTATCGGTCATTTCCTGCGCAGTAGCAGGCGCCACGAGCACATTGTCCACATCAACGGCAGTCTTCTCATATACTGCTTCGCCGAATGTGTTGGTGCCCGTCTCCACTTCCTGATACAGTTTGACCGTTATGCCTCTCATTCGGTCGGCACCAGTTCCTGTACTGGACTGTACGAACCTATAGCGTTACCAACGCCCAAGAGTTTCTTATCCATCTTCGAGACGTAAATCTCACCGCTTCCGCCTCCGCTTCCAATCGTCCAGCTCTGCGCATATCCAAGCGCTGACATGGAACCCTGGGTCGCACCGACAGGTACCCCAAGACTCTGCCCGTCTCCGATCGCACGGATGACCATCCTGCACGAGACGAGGTTCTTCGCATCTGCGCTGGCTGTTGTTGTGTAAGAGTCTATGATGACCGCTGCATCGTTGAGCAGTGACGCACACGCTGTCTGCTCCGCCTCTGACATCTGACGGGTCATGCGAGCCTGAACGTCCGCTACTGTTGCGTATGCCATGCCCTCACCTCCTACTTCTTTGTTGTTTTCTTTTTGGCTTTCGGTTTCTCTTCTGCAGGCTTCTCGGTATCGGAAGCGGCAGGCTTGTGACCTACCGCCTTGTACTCCTCAACGCGATCGTCCGCTACCCACATCTCATTGCCGAATTCGCCGTTAATGAATTTGACCACGACTATGCAGTGATCTTATTGAAGCAGGTTACATCGGCGCGGAATCCGATCTCGATCTCTGCTCTTACTGCGAACATGTTCTGCTGGAACAGGTTGATTGTATTGTCGCCATTTACGAGTGTAGCGTCTTCGGAGTATCCGATCTCAACGCCTTCTACTGTTCCGTACAGTGCTTTAGTCCAGTCTCCAGCGATACCCAGAACTGCAGGTGTGCTAGGTGAACCAGATGAACCAGCCTTATATACGCCAGCGCTCTGAACTGTTCTTGCACCGAGGATAGTCGGTACAGCACCTTCTGCTGCATTGTTGATGAAGAGCGGTCTCTTGTTTCCGTCTACTGCTGAAAGCAGAGCACCCTTGCCCTGTGCTGACAGTACCCAGCCGTTGATGTCGCCGCCGTGTGCAGCAACGTCAGTGTAAGCAGCTACGAGTGCAGCGTAAGGGTCATTCCCGAGTGCCTGTGCAGTTGCTGCTGCGAATGTGTCGAAGTTTGAACCCGGTGCAGCTACTGCGCCTGCTACAGTCTGGTCGAACTTCATACCGAGTGCAGCAGGGAGTCTTCTAACCAGCTCGTCATAGAGTGCAGCTGCGTCTCTTCTGAACTCGTTAGAGAACGGAACGATAACTGCCAGTTTGTAAGCAGTCATGATTTTCTTGTCCAGCGTAGGGTTGCTAACTGGCTTCTCTTCTGTCTCGCCAACCCAAGATGCTTCTGGGTCTGATACGATAACTGGGATCTCAACGCTTCTGCCCGGCAGCTCGATCTGTCTTGCCATCTGCATTACTGCGGATGCTTCCTGCGTCTTTGCGATGATCTCGCTTGAGATGTCAGGTGGGAGCTGGATGTTGCTTCTGTTAGTAGGTACTCCAGTGCCTGTAATTGCCATGATATTTCCTCCTATTTGGTTTGTGTTTCAAGCCATTCCGCGAACTGCTCGCGAGTTGACTTGCCTGTGGTTACTTTTGGTTCACCGCCGTCTGGGACGACAGGATAAGACGCTGGTTTGGAGAACTCGAGGATCGCTTTAGCCTGCGTCTCGCAGTCTTCTTTTGTTGCACCTGTCAAAAGATTGGCAGGCACACCAGTCGCCTGTGATACCTCATACCGCACTGCGTCTGACTGCAGTTTGTCGACTTCTGACTGCAATTTGTTGGCGCGTTCCTGGGCTTTCTCGAGTTCGCTCTTGTTGGCTTCTACGACTTCGTCATACTTGACTGCCTTTTCCTTGAGTTCGGCATAGTCAGAGTATTTTGCAACTCTGCCGGCGACGATTCTGTCGACATCTGCCTGCGTGAACGTCTTCTCGGGTACCTGTGGTGCGTTCTGAGTAGTGTTAACGTCCTGAGCTGGTGTCTGAACACCGTTTTCAGTATTTGCCATAATGTCCTCCTTTGGCTTGGTTGATACCACGTTTTAGGGACGTGTTCCCAATTAAAAAAGCACCCGAAGGTGCTCGATTGAACGTATTAATTTATGTCGTCCTCTTCTGCAGAGGAGCTGTCTAACTCTTTGCGCTTGGCGTAGGCTTCACGCTTTTGAGCATTTATGCGGTCTTTGTTTTTGGCGTAAAACGAACGGCGCATACTGTTCAGTTTCTCGTTGGTCGAGTAGCCGTCAGCATCTCGGTACATGTCGTAGTATTCGTCCGGTTCATAACCCTCGTAATCCGTGTCGCTGGCGAACTTAACACCAATAGTACAGTCGCAGTTGTTGTGGATGTGTGCGACGTGTCCATTGTTCGCCATGTTACCGCCGTACTCCCAGCCTCTTGATGCAAGCATGATGCAGAATGCACAGGTGTCTCCGTGTGGGATCCACGCCGTCCGCAAGCCATCTCGCTTGGCGTTCTGAGCCATCGTGTCCGCACTTGCCTGCTTGATGAGTCTCTGTACTGCGCCTGCCGTTACTTCTGGCTTCTCCGAAAACAACCGAGCACCATTGACCGCTATTGCCGTCTCTTGGTAGGTTGCTGTCTGTGCCGGTACTGCCGGTGGGAGCGACTTACCGCTCAACTCCGCAATGGCATCGTACCACTCACAAGCCAGCGCAGACCCTGCCTCGCCGTACTTGGTGACCAACGAGTAGCAGTAGTCTATGATTTCCTGCGGATTATCAACGCCACGTTCTCGCCATGCCCGTACGAACTTCTGACAGTCTTCAACTGCTCGCTCGTCTATCTTACGGAGTCTCGTTATGTACTTGTTCCATGCGTTGTGCGTTATCGTCATGGCTTCACCTATCATTCAGTATCCAGCGCCAACTCATCTATCAGCGCCAGTCCCCTCGCTCTCTGCTCCTGTGCCTTTATGCGCCTGATGTCAGCCTGGTCAAATCCTATCATCTCAAGGAACGTGTCCGTTGACGCGAAGCCTTCACGAGCACTCGCGATCTTGATGGCGGCATCTGCCGTTACTGCCACAGACGGCATGGCCGGGTTCTTGAAGTGCGCAATGATATTGCGCTCATCATCATCCAACTCGTTCAGAGCCTTATTGCCTACAATGGCGAGTGCCATCATGCCCACATTGCGGAGTGCGTTCCCGTTGCCCTCGTTGAGCTGTTCAGCCATGCCGACCAGTGTCTGTGATTGTGCCAGTATGGCATCGCTCGAAGTCGGGTTCGCGTCGTTGACGACGCCCGTATCCGTAACAGTCAGCCCCGTTGCCGCGCTGAACTGTGTCGCCAGCATACGAAGCATACTGACGTGTGGTGCGATAGTGCCCTGCTGTAACTGCCCGAAGGTCGGCTTCTCGCCAGTCTCCGGGTTGGTCGTTGATGTTAATATCGAACCGATGTACTGCTTAAACTTCTGACTGACCACAGCCTCATACTGCTCGTCCGTAACGCCCAGCAGAAACTTCTGCGGACTGGTTGCGAACTCCAAACCGATAGTCGCGTTGGCTACTGTACGGACATAACCCTGTATCAGTCTTCTAATCGGTTCCTTGATACGAGACTGCCCGAACGGCTTCGTGCTGGTCGGATTGTATGCCAGTGGCTCCATCAGAGGTCTGCCCATCTTGTGCTTGTACTCCGAAGCAGACCATGACTGTCCGTTACGTGCCAGCACCCATACTGCTTCGTCCGTGTACAGGTTGATAAGCGTCGGCTCCCATAACATGTCGTTGTTCTGCGATGGTGCTGTGCCGACGATCGCGAAGCCATAGGCTATCCTGCCCTTGACTCCGTCCCATACGGCGGCGGCAGTCCGCTCGCTGTGGAACCTTATCCTGCAGCCAATAACAGGGTCTGCCGATAACGTCGCAAATGATGCGCCCGTCTTTAGCTCGTCCCTTGTTGCCTTCGGATACTCGGCTATCAGATTGTTGTCTCGCACGATCTGATCGAGTACGTCGACTGCTTCGCCGTTTGTCCCGACAAATCCATCAAACATCGACCTTGCCGCCAGTACGTCGACTGTCTTTGCGCCCCAAGAGCATCCTATCTCGAGCCCTCTCATATTATGCGGAAGCGCAATTCCGAGATTCACCTCGCCGAGAGTTACCTTGCCCTCGTAGTAGCGTTCCTTCTGTGCGTTCTTCATCTGATAGTTGGTATACACGTCAACCAACTTCTGAAGTTTTACCTGCTCCACGATCGGGAGCCCTGCGACCCGTCCCGGGTCAATCAATATGTTCGTCATCCTATCCTCATCCTCTTGTTAGGGTCACGTTTTGAGGTCTTCGCGCCCCACAGCGCCAGCGACGCTGCAGTTATCGGGTCAGGGTCGTCTCCACCGAATCCCCAACCACCTGCTATCGGTCTCTTGATTGACGTGACCGCGCTATCCCTCAACATTGTCTGCTTCCGGAACCATGTGACCTCCTGCTCGTTCAGAGCATCGGTCAGCATTCCTGTGCTTGCTATCACCATCTTGTATGTAGCCCGAATGATAGAATCCTTCTGCCTCCACATCGGTGCTATCTTATCTATCAGCACGTCCACCCCGTTCTTGCCGTCTATCACGACGCAGGATGCACGCTGGTATCTCTGATTGAGCCAGTCCGCGAGCCATTGCAGTCCGAACCCCGTCGGCTTCCGGTCAATGACCGATATCCTCGCAGGCCCGTCTGCCGGTATGACTGCTCCGCACAACGTGACCATGCCACCGTCTGCGCTGAACTTCACACCATAGGCTGTTCGTCCTTCCGGCTTCGTATCGTCTGACACACATGCGTCCCACACGTCTGTCGGAATGGCGTACTCAACCGTCTTCTTTATCTCAGGTGTCCACCACCCAAGTCGCTCGCGTGCGAAAGTGTCTGGAGCCATCTGCTCGCACTCGCCCGCAATTGTACTCAACCTCATCCTTCTGCCTAACGCCGGGTTGGTCGCTGCCCACCGTTTTCTGTCCGTCACGTCTCCGATCTCGCTGACCGAGAACTCGTACCACGCTGTCGATGTCGTCGCTCCGCTGGTTGCATTCTTCCGCAGATTCGTGAACACCGTCCCGTCTGCGTTCGGATCAGGCGGAGTCCCCAAGTAGATCGTCTGCGGATTACTGCTGGCTGATATCGCCGGCAGGAAACTCGCCTGCTGATCCGTGTCAAGTTCCTGCGCCTCGTCGAAAATCAGCAGATCTCCGTGCTGACCTCTGCCTCCGTTCCTCGTCCTCGCAAGGAACTTCACTCTAGCACCATTCTTCAGTATGATCTGCTCTCTGCCTATCGCCGTCTTGATTTCCTTAACATTCGGCATCATCTTTGGATGCTCAAAGAACGCTCGCATCTCCTCGAAGGTCTCCGTCGCCGTCTTCTGCAGATGCGCCGTATATATCACCTGCTCCTTATACAGCACCATACCTGCCGACGTGCGTCCGCTCACCAGCGCTGACTTCCCGTTCTGTCTCGGTACGGACAATCCGCAGGTCTTACTCACCCACGAGCCCGTACTATCCAGCGCCATCCAGTCCCGGAGTCCTTCCAACTGCCACGGGTCCAGCTTCAGTCCACCAACCTTCAGTACCTTCGACGCATCATCTCCGTCGGTCATCTCATAACTCGGCGCGACTCTAACGGACGGCTCCTGGCTTCCCATCAGCCTCTCTTCCTGCGAGAAGCTCCGCAATCTGGTCACCGTCATCCAGTCCTCCCTCTATCTCTTCTATCTCTTTGAGCGTTTCGCGGTATTGTCTCGATAACTGAGCCAAGTCCCTTGCGCCCGGTCTTTCATCTATCTCATCCGCAAGTATGCGGAGTAGCTCCTTTAACTGTTCGAGGCGAGTGCCGTCTGTAATCTTTGTCATTCCTGCCATGCTATGCCATCCTATTGCATTTGCCAGCATTACAGTGCATATGTGCAAGCTGGACGTTATCCCAAGTATGTGCGCCACCTTTTGAAAGCGGTATTATATGGTCGAGCGTTGGATACATCCTGCCGATATGTCCATTCGTAATATCGCAATCATCAGTTGGCTTTCCACAAATCTGACAAACACCATTGTCGCGAGCAATCAATGCCTTCAACGTTATGGTCTTATCAAAGTCCTTGCATCCATATCGAGACGCCCGTGTATACCACTTGCCGCCCTCATACTTTGTTGAAATGTCTATGCCGAGCTTCTTTGCCCTTCTGTAAACACGTTCCGCACTCATATCGTATTTGAGCGCGATTTCTTTACAATTAAGCGTTTTCGCTTCTTCGCGGAGTTCATCGTCAGTAATTTTTCGACTGTTTACTTCGTTCTTTTTTAGCCCACACCCATATTCTTTTATTGCCTTGCTGATTGTATTCTGGGCGCGATGGTGCTTTCGAGCCAACGTGTTAATATCAACGTCGGTTGCATAATACTCATCAACAATTGCCCTTAACTCTTCTTCGGTCGCCTTCGGCTTTGTTTTCTCTCTCGGATTCCGAATGATGCGAGGCTCGCCGTATTTAATCAAGGCTCGGCGAACGGTCTCGGCTGAACATCCATACTTTTCAGCGACTATGCGACACCGTCTGCTTTTTCTGTACTCCGCCACGAGCAGAGCATCATCAAACTGTTTTGCCATCTTGTTACCTCCCTAAAGTAACTTCCCTAATAAAAAATGGGCTGGAAACCGTTAGGGATACGGCTTGTCGCGTTGCAATCGCTATCCAACCCAATCTATTCAGTTGTGCGTGTGTAAATATATCTTGGTCACTATCCCTCTCGTGGAAGTCGGCGCTGGACAGCGGGTGGTAGTCGCTGGGGGG